TCTCCGTCAATTATTAGACGCTGGTACTTTATCGAACTTACCTGCAGGATTTAAACAAAGAGGAGTTAGAGTTAGAGACGAAGCAGCTCCAATACAACCAGGTGAATTTAAGGATGTCGATGCACCTGGTGGTAATTTAAGAGATGCGTTCTTTCCATTACCATACAAAGAACCTTCACCTACATTACTAAATTTATTAGGAGTTGTTGTACAAGCTGGTCAAAGATTCGCGGCTATTGCTGATATGCAAGTGGGCGATGGTAATCAAGCAGCTGCAGTTGGAACTACAATCGCTCTTCTTGAACGTGGTTCAAGGGTCATGTCTGCAATTCACAAAAGATGTTATGCAGCAATGAAATCTGAATTTAAATTATTAGCTAACATTGTTTCAAAATATTTACCACCAGAATATCCTTACGATGTTGTAGGTGGACAAAGAAATATTAAGCAAGTAGATTTTGATGACAGAGTAGATATTGTGCCTGTTGCAGATCCAAATATATTTTCAATGTCACAAAGAATTACTTTAGCTCAAACACAATTACAAATAGCAACAAGTAATCCACAGTTACACAACATGTATCAAATTTATAGAAACATGTATAATGCAATTGGTGTAAAAAATATTGATGCAGTATTACCACCACCTCAACCAACAGCTCCAATGGACCCTAGTATGGAACATATTAATGCAATGGCAGGTAAACCTTTTCAAGCTTTTCCTAATCAAGACCACAGAGCACATATTACAGCGCATTTAAATTTTATGTCAACTAACATGGTAAGAAATAATCCTATGATTATGGCTGCAATACAAAAAAATATATTGGAACACATCTCAATTATGGCTCAAGAACAAGTTCAATTAGAGTTTAGAGAGCAAATGCAACAAATAATGATGATGCAACAGCAAGCAGCGGTTAATCCACAGGTGCAAGCACAACTTCAAGATATTACAAATCAAATTGAAGCTAGAAAAGCAATATTAATTGCTGAAATGACAGAGGAATACATGAAAGAAGAAAAACAAATTACGTCTCAATTTGATAATGACCCTCTTTTAAAGCTAAAATCTAGAGAAGTTGACCTTCGAGCGATGGAAAATGAACGTAAAAAACAAAATGACGAAGCAACACAAGATTTAAACAGAGCAAAATTGATGCAAGCACAAGAAATAGCTGAAGATAAGATGGAACAGAATGAAGATTTAGCTAAATTACGTGCTGGAGTTAGTCTTGCAAAGACTGGTGTACAACAAGCACAAGTTATGGTAGAGGATAATTAATAAAAAGGTAAAAAACTATGA